TGTTATTGCCTTTTCATTTGCAATCGCAAACTTAAGAACACCGTGTCTTGTCTTTATATATTTATCCTTCATTAATTTTTTGTTTTCAGAATCAATCTTTTTCTGATAAAAGAAATGGATATACATCAAGAACTCTTTGAAAGTTCCAGTGAATTCACTAAGAAACTCTTTTAATACTTTGTCCATTACCAAGTGTCCCCTGACATTTTTAGCGAAGATGCTAATTGTATACTAGCATATTTGAATCTCATTTTCAGTATCCGTTGATTCGCTGCCGTAACTCCAACAGCATCGTTTCCAACTGGTGAAAATTTTATTGGTCCTTTAACCAAATATTTTGTTTTTGAATTTGAAATAGGATCATACAATGCTGCAGTGTATGGTGCTCTGGTCCCACTTCCAGTTATCTTTACATACGGAAGTTTAAGAATTTCTGGATCCTCATTCAACCATTCTGTTGCAATAAAAGTAATCTTCTGCTGCTCATTCATTTGATTTATTCTTTGCAAATATAAATCACGCATCTCATTTAAAGCTTTAGAAGAATATCCATCATAAACTTGCTTCTTTACACCAGGATTATCTTTCAAGAATTGTTTTCTAGCATCCTTCTTTTCTGGAAGAGAAAACTTTTCAATAATCATTTTAGAATATTTTTCATCAACAGATACAATATTAGTTCCTAAGTATTTGTCTATAGTTCCTATACCAGGATTCTTCATTCCTGCGCCACCACTCTTAGTGGACTTTGCAGAGATACCATAAAACTTACCAGTGGAAAGTTCCACTAAAACATCACTAGGATTTAATCGTTGATCTACTTCAAACCCAATAATAGGTTGAAACTTAAATCCAGGTCTAGCAGTCCAATAAGCACGAACTGGAGTTCCATATCTATTTCTACTAAGAAACTGTAGAAACTTATCATACATTGCTTCAGCTCTACCAAGTTGCCACTCAACTTCAGACTCACTTACATTAGCGGTTCTTTTTTCGTACTGTTGAGCAGTTACTGTATCTGGAAACTCATCATTATTAAGCAGAAATGTGAGACATATCTCATTAATATCTGCACCTAATGTATTAGCGGACATTCTTTTTTGAAATATTTATCCTTGATCATACGGATATTTACCACCAAATATTTGAATTGAAAGTCTAGGTTCTTTAATTTCATATGCTACTGGCGTTACCATGTGAAATTCTTTACTATCATTAACAACCATTGTATTTTTCTTAGGAATCAAAGCTTTGATATGATTACTACCTTCATCTTCCTTTTCTTGATATAAAAATATTCCACCATCATTAATATGCCATTCTTCATTTAGATATATGGTAGCACCAAAAGTATAGACCCAATCATTATGCCAGTTTAATGCAGTCAATGGTTGCCATACATTAAAGTAAATGTTTACATTTTCTTCTTCTGGACAATGCTGTCTAATTTCTGCAAATATCCATTCTTTTATTTCTTGATCAATATCACCTGAAGAAAGACAACTTGCGGGAATGCCTTTAACTAATTTCATATCCCAAACGAAATGGCTACCAGTCCAAACTTGAGTTCTGACCATCTCTTTGATCTTTTCTACACAGACATGATTGAGTTCATCACTTATTGCATTTTCTATAATTTTCATTGGTTTTTAAGTTGTTTCTGAATGGCAATCATTTCAAGTTGAAGTTTAGCAATTCTATCATCATGATTTTTTAACCAACCATAATACATATGTTCTTCAAACTCATCTACAATTTTATGGTCTACATTATACCTTTCAACTGCCCACTGTGGGGGTTCTGATGTTTTCCAGGGATAGAGTTGATATTCCAACTCAGCAACAATACCCCACATCCAAATTTGAATCTTACGAATCATTTTAAAATCCCCAACATACACCAGAATAACGTTTACCTTTAATTGCTTCTCTCACACCATGAGGATATAAAAAGAGAGAAGGAAATATGAGAATATCACCTTTACCAAGAGGTACTATGTAATCATCCCAGAAGAATAGTTCTGCACCTTCATAGTCATCATTCAGGTTGAGAATAAATGAGAGGACAGGAATACCTTTTTGCATACCATCAAAAATTGAGTGAATATGGTCATGGTGCTGACGCATAATCTGTCCAGGTTGATATCTATTAAATCGCATTACAGAAAATTTAGTAATTATCTGACTCGTTTTTTTAGAAGGATATGTATATTTACGATTGTATACTACAGCTGCTTGTGTAATAATGGGTGTTAGTAAGTCTTGTATTTCTTCTGTCGTTGGTTGAATATCAAGTTCCATTGTTTCTTCAGATTCTACAGAATCCGAAATAGTATTATACCAACTATGAGGTGTCCAAGGTCTTGTTTCAATATCTTTAATAATATATTCACATAACTCAGCAGGAATAATACCTCGCTCAACATGAATAAAGTTTTTTAGCGTTGAGTCAGAGTGGTTCAAAGTTTACCTCCAACCACTCCATCATTCACAACACGACTTTGTTCTTCACCCCAACCTTCTTGTCTACCCTTAAGATAAAATCTAGTGTGGTCAATACACAATTGTTTGCTTAAAGATGTCAATAGTTTTTCTCCATCTTTCAGGGTACTCATCCACATACCATACTTTTCTTCGACATAAAAACAGTCGTCGATGTATACAATATCAGAATCATTCATCTTTTTTGTTGAATCCAAATGGTACTTCTTTTTCTTTTTCTTCCAATGCAAATTTTAGTGCAACACCACCAATTGCTTCCATAACCTTTAGAATGTCTTCTGCCTTAGCACCTTCACCCAGTTCTTCGGCAACATACCAATACTTAGGCCAAAATGTTTCCCCTGCTTTTTGATAGTCTTCAAGGGTTAGTATCTTTTTATCATCCATCTACAGCTTCCTCAATTTTTTCGTCCATTAATTTAACTACATTACGAATAACATTGATCCGTTCTGGAGCAAACTCATAACTATAACCTTTCTGTGCTTCAAAAAGAATTTGTCTTGTTGTAGCCGCAGATAGAACATCAAGTTCAATTGTTACATTTTTTTCAGTCATTTTCCGCTAGTGTCGTAGTTCATTTCATCATCTTCTGCCTTAAGGCGACGAATGTCGTCATGAAGGCGCTTGACTGCTTCCAGTGTTTCGGGAGTTTCTTCCCATTCCCACTCATCACCACTCTTAGTAGTAAAAGTTCGTTTACTCATCATTCTCCTTTGCAATTTCTTGATCTACTAATGTAATTAGTTTCCTGACCCTAAGGATTTGTTCATCTGCAAAAAATCCAGGTTTATTCACAGTGAAATGATAGAGTGCCCATCTCAAATCAATAAGTTGGTCTTGTGTTAGTTTCATCGATCGTCAGATGCACGGTTCTCTGAAAAATATATATCAAAGGTTCCTTCAGGATAACGCTTTTCTAGTTTCTTTACGTTACGAGCAATAACATCATCAAAACTAACACCCAAAGCCATACATGCTTGAGCAACATACCACATCAGGTCACCAAGTTCAATAATCAGGTGCTCACGGTTGTCCTCATTCCAGGGTTTGCCTTGAAAAATAATTTTCTTGATAATCTCCAAAAACTCACCGCCCTCAGCGTTGATACCAACACCAGCAGTGAGAAGACGTTCAATACTAGCACCCTTTTCATCCAGTTCAACCAGACGATCAGAAAGAGCAACGAAATCAGTAGAAGCATCAGAGGTGACGGCATCTACAAACTTTTCGTAGTTCTTGAAATCAATTTGCTTAGTCATGCTTTAAAAGGTTTTTGTGAATTGTTTTCTAATGTTTTCCAGGAACCACCGACACCACCATCCATATTTACTATGATGTCGTGAGTGGGAAGTCCAAAATGATGAGCATACTGATCATCAATAGTTGCCATATCAATCGTTCGACCCCATTCAAGTCGATTAGATCTGTAAGTTCCCATTCTTACTTCTGCTAACCATTTAGCATCAGATTCGGAACCACAGTCGGCAATCTTATTACCGTTACCATCATAAACAGAATAGTAAATCAAAACTTGAATCCTTCAAACGATTTTTTTGGTTTATCTTCATCGTTATTATACTCCTCTTCTGCCCCATTGTCAAGGATATCATGCTGTGCAGTTTGTTCACAATCATATAAACGCATCTTTGCACGGTCAATTCCTACCACAAATCTCTTATGAACATTAAGATCATTGTATCGGTTTTTCAACTGCTTCACCATGATCTGTCCAAGCTGTTCAAGCTCTTCAGTGCTAATAAGGGCAAGCATAAGATCAGCAGTAGCAGGGAGACCAAAGGACTCAGAAGTGTCAGTGAGGTCAACGTCGCTGCTACCATAACCGCTACGAGTGGTCTGGGTGGCAGATACGATAGGGACCTCGGCTTCGACAGCCATCCCTCTAAGCTCTTCCGCAATAGACTTAATATAAGAATATGAATTGATAGAACCACCTTGCTTATAGCGGGAGGAAGCACATATATTAAGGTAATCAATGAAAATAATATCAGGTCTAAATGACTTCTTAAGTGCAAGTTCATTAAGAAGTGCTTTAAAGTGTCCACTATGTGCACTCGCTGTCGGGTATTCTTTAATTATAAGAGTGCCTTGAGTTTTCTTTGCAAGACTTGTTACTTTGTTTTCAAACGTTGACTTGGGAAGATCAGTCAAATCTTGAATAGGAACATTCAGAAGATTAGCATCAATTCTCTCAGCAATTTTTTCCTCAGCCATCTCAAGCGTGATGTATAGTACATTCTTTCCTTGGAGTAGCACACTGCTTGCGACATGGCACATAAACAAAGATTTACCGACGCCAGTGCCAGCAAGAGCAATATTAAGAGTTTTGTTTGGTAAGCCACCCTTTGTAATCTTATTAAGATATTCGAGATCAAAGGGAATTCTGTCTTCCTTTCTATGGTAAGATTCATATCTTTCTTCGTAATCTTGTAGATAATCGTGTCCGATGTGATTATCAAAAGAAACTGCTAGAGCTTCAGACAGGATACTTGGAATAGCATCCCGTCCCTTTTTATCATTACCACCATCAGCAATATTAATGGATTCCATCAGTGCAAGATAAATTGCACGATCACGGCACCACTTCTCAGTAGTATCTAGCAACCACTGAGCATCTACCAGTGAATTATTAAAACCACCAGTAAGTTCTCTAGTTTCTTTGATCTCAGTTTCTGTGAGATCTGTCCTATTCTCTAATTCAATACAAAGTGCTTCTGTCGTAATAGCATTACCATATTTCACAATGAACTGAGTAATCTCCTCAAAGATTACTTTTTCAGATCTTTGTTCAAAATAGTCTGGTTCAATGAATGGAATAACTTTACGAGAGTACTCTTCGTCAAAAATTAGATTTCGTAGAATTGTAGTCTCAATTCGTTCCATAAGAGAATTCGTCCTTCGCAATTTGATCTAATTTTTGCATCACCTCTGGGGTGAAGTATGATTCAGGGTCTTTGAGGATTGCTTTAGCATAGACTTTCTTACCGTCTATTTCATAGCGTCCAGCAACGTTTTTCCACAGACCACCGAGCTCACCGAGTTCAAGAAGACCGTAATATCGATCAAGACCACGCTCATCGTAATAAAGACGCACCGTAACATCTTGATTCTCCTTGCTTAAACGCGACTTGTGAGTCTTAGCCTTAATAAGGTTTCCGACAACATCAGTTCCATCTTTTTCTTTTTTCTTGCTGAGATATATGATAGTAGAGGCAGCATACTTAAGACCAGAACCACCACCCATCTCTTTAGTAGGAACATAAGCACCGATGACATCATAAGTATGGTTGGTGACGATCATTGGTATATTAGCCTGTCCCAACTTCAAAGTCAACATACGGAAGGCACCTTTAACCAGTTGTGATTTTGTCATATCACGAACTTGCTTATCGTTCAATGCGTCAGTGATTTCTTTCTCTGTGGAAAGCATTCCAAGAGAGTCCAACACAAACATACAGGGCTTACGTTCATCAGCAGCTTTCTTCAGATAGATATCAACTGCCTTAAGTGCCTTACTACGAAACTCTTCAATAGTGACTACATTAACAACAACTACCCTATTGAGGTCGATGCCGCGACTTTCAAGAAGAGACTTATTAACTGCTGCTTCAGTGTCAAAGTACAGACAGTAACCGTCAGGATTAGAATCCAAAAAGTTTTTAACAACAGCGAGAGAGAAGAAAGTTTTTCCAGTAGAAGACTCCCCAGCAATAGCAGTAATCTTATTCCCAGATACACCGCCAAATATAGACCCTGAAACCAATGCATTAAAAATGTAAGAACCTGTGTCCACATAAGTTTCACTTTCATCAATATCTGCAGCAAGTTTGGTGTAGTCATCACCAATCTCCTTTACAATGTCTTTTAAAAAATCCATAATTACATTACAAATCCAAACTGTTCACGGGCAATTTTTTTGTAAGGACCACCTGGATTAGCGTCCCTAATCTCCTTAATCCTTACAAGTTTTTGATATAAAGCTGCATCACCGCCCAGGCGAAGAGCACTGATGATAGTAGCAAGTTCTTTATCGTTGATAGGCAGTTCCATTAGGAGAAAAATAATTCCAGGTTTACAGTTTTTTCCACATTCCAACCAATCGCATCTAAGATTGATTTCAATGGTTCGACAAAACTCTTTTCAAATTGTAAGTCATAGTCGATGTATTTGTCAAGACCCAGTTCTGTCGGAAAGTCTTGAATGAATGAGATAACATTCTCTTGAATAATATTTGGTTTCTTAAGATAAAGAAACTTAATCTTTTCACCATTATTAATTAGAGAATACTTATTAGTCAGTTTCTTTTCCTTAATATAGTGATTGAAAAGAAGTGCACCACGGCAATGGATAGGAGTTCCCTTCACATAGATATCTGAATGTGAGCGATACTTTACAACATCAGATACTGAACGGGGAAATGCAATCTGTTCAGGAGGAAGACTTTTAAATTCATCACGACATTTGTCGATGAAATCAATAACATCTTCTTCAGTTGCATTCATCATCAACTTCAAACCATCCTTAATCATCTGACGGCATGGTGCAGGTGTTGAGGATTTAACTGCCTCAATACCCATCATTTTGAGTTTCGGTTCATTGTACTGAACCCCCTCACTATTCCACACGTTGAGAATGTATCGCTTCTTCGCAGTCCAAATACCACGTTCAGCAATATTCTCACGCTTCATTTGCATCTTTTGCTCATATGCCGAAACATACGAAGCCAGTTCCTCATATGAACGTTCGATAAAAGGTTCAAATTTCTCCTGGCAGATCTTATCAAGTATGGAAACAATTGCTGTTTTATCGCCAGATTTAGAACCAAAAAATTTATCAACAAGAGGTCCAAGATTAAGATAGATTGAGTCAGTGTCAGATGCAATGACATAATCTACATCTTGTGTTTGCAAAAGTTTATTTAGGTAATTATTCATTCGATTCTCAATCCAACGAATAGAGACCTGACCAGAAAGCGTAATTGCTTCTGCGTTTGCTAGTTTGTAATACCTAAAGTATTGGTTTCCAATAGCACCATATGCAGAGTTCAATTGAATCTTACGTGCCATCTGAATATTATTACACCTAGCAATCTCCTTTTCAAGTGTCTTGGTTGGTGTCTTTTCATATGCCTGCTTAGCAGCAAGCATCTTCTTTTTGAAGACAGTACGATCCTTATAGATCTTCTCCATCAACTCTGGAAGAAATCCACGAACATCCTTACGGTACATTGCTCCATTAGCACATACCGCATTGTCCTTATACATCTCAAAGGTCAATTCTTCATTAAGTATCTTATCAACTGTTGCTGATGGATGCCTGGTATCTCTGAGTGTCTCTGGTGAGATATTGTACTGCATAATAAGATGAGGGTAGAGAGAGTTGAGGTCAAAACTAACAACCCAATCATACTTTCCTGGTATCGGTTCCTTAACATAAGCCCCTGCGTATTTGGAATCTTTATCTGAACGTTCTTTAGGGGGAATTACAATATTCCTCTTTTTGAGGTAATTGTAAATGATAGTGTCCCACATACGAACCTGAGAGAATACATCAGCATAGTTCGCTTTAGCATCATAAGCCATAACGATTGCTAGTTCAATCAACTTCATCTTGTCTTCCATTCGGTCAACAAGTTCCACGTCAATTATATTATATTCTACAAACTTTTGCCATCCTTTAGTGTAGAAGTCTTTAAAAGTATCAAACTCAGAGTGGTCAAGCTTTTTCTGCCCAAGTTCTACACCTGCAATATAATCCAAACGATAGGATTCTTGCGCTTTATAAGTGAACTTCTTATAAAGATTTAGGTAATCAAGCTGTGTGACTCCACCAATATCATAAGAAATATTTTTACGACCAGCAATATATACTTCCCTTTCAGTCACCAGACCCCAAGGAGAAAGACGCTTCATCAACTTCTCACCAAGCACACGGTCAAGGCGACGGGTCAGATATGGGATATCATATAATTCACTGTTCCAACCAGTAATAACTTCAGGAGTATTTTCCTCAATCATCCACCAATTAATGAAGTCATTCAACAATTCATACTCAGTCCTAAACCCTTTATAGATTACATTCTGCTGCTTATTGTTGAAAGGTCCTAAACCCCAAGTGCGAATCTGTTTAGTGGTATAATCCTGCACAGTAATTAGAAGTATTTCCTCTGCAGCACTTTCTACATCAGGGAATCCATTCTCCGATTTGACCTCAATGTCAATCGTAGAGATCTTAATCTTAGTAGTATCAAATTTGATTTCTTCCTCAGGATACTTCTCAGAAATATACTGATAAATGTATCCAGTATTTCCGTAGATTTTAAAATTTTCTACACCGTCATACTTTTTGATAAACTCACGACATTCCCTAACTGTACCAGGTTCAATGGGATCAACAGGTTCTCCAGTAAGTGTTTTATATTTACTTTTACTTTTGGAAGGAACAAAAAGGGTCGGGTAAAACTTCTCACGGGTTGCGAAATGGCGACCATTTTCGTAACCTCGGACCAAGAAGTGATCCCCGACCATCTGGACGTTTGTGTAAAATCTCATTCTGTAAGAGTCAAATACTTTTCAATAATTTCTTGTGTTGGGTCAACAATAGTAAGAATATTGTTTGAATGAATCATCATTTCAGTTTGATCTGTAACAGTAAGCCATGGTTCCAGATTACCATCAACATCAATCTTATAAGGATTGATAAGTTTACAATCAGGTTCCCCTAGTTCTGAACCAACTTCAATGATTTCACTGATAATAACATTATCAACATTAACAAGCAAACACTTAATTGATTTGTCCATTTATCTTCTCCTCATACATTTCTTTTACTTCATTAACTGGTTCTACAATAGTAACAACCCAATCAGGTGGAACAGGAATCTGATCATCCTTAGACAGTACAATCCAAGGAGTGAGAGAAATCTCAAGATCTCCTGAAGATTTGGATTCACTTTCTTCAACAAGAAGCATAGGTGTGCGTGCCTCTACTTTATGTGGATTGGTAAAAAGATACCCACACATCTTATCATCAGAAATAAGTTCCTTTGCGTCAGATATCACAGTCTCCCCAGATTTAAGGAGTGCTAATTTAATTGACATTTGATTTTTTTTCCTCCACTCATTATAGCAATAAAAAAGGGGGGAGTCAACTGGTTTGTGCCAGTTATCCCCCTGCGGCGACGACTACTTATTTATAGATAGTCTTTACGTTGATGATGCTCTGGAACAATTTTTCCAAGTTTAACACTTAGCATCCCATCCTCAAACTCAACTGATCTAACTTCCGTTTCGTCACTGAGTGTCCATGATCGAGTGAAAGATCTTTGAGCCACTCCTCTGTGGACATAGGTTCTTTCTCCTTCTTTTTCTCCTTTTTGTAATCCTTCGACAAAAAGGTTTCCGTCTTGAGTGTAGACATTAATTTCTTCCTTTTTAAAGCCTGCTAGTGCTAGTTCTAAGCAGTATTCTACGTTGCTTAGTTGAACTAGATTGTACGGTGGATAATTACTTTGAGTCTCGTGCAGCGTTCCAAGACGATCAAAGTAATCTTCCATACCAATACTGTACCTATTTATACGGTCCAGAAGATCAGGCAGGTCCTTACTATGAAACTTCATTAAGTTCGTCATTATTGTAGCTCCTTAAAAAGCGAGTTTGTGTTATGTGATCCCCGAAGGCAATCACACATATTTATAACACGCTATAAGGATTTTGTCTATTCGGTTTCCTCTACTCTCTTCTTCTTAGAACCGATATTGTATTTGGTTTCCAGAATCCAGTCTCCCTTATCCTTATAAGAAAGAACTTTGATTTGATTAAGTGGAGCGATATCTTGA